ACTGGACAGACTGCAGCAGGTACTTACACAATTATTCAGCAAGTTATTGAGGATGTTCGTACGCTTGCTGGTCAAACAGCCACAATTTCATTCTGGGCTAAAGCAGCAACTGGAACTCCTAAGATATTTGCAGAGTTCGAGCAAAACTTTGGATCAGGTGGAAGTGCAGGCGTTACGACAGGAAGCGCAGTAACCCTTACAACTTCTTGGGCTCGTTACTCAATAACTTTAAGCGTGCCAAGCATTTCAGGAAAAACTATTGGCACATCAAGCGGTTTAACCCTTTTGCTATGGGTTTCAGCAGGAAGCACATTTAACACCCGTACATCTTCATTAGGTATTCAATCCAATACATTTGAGGTATGGGGCGTGCAGGTAGAAGCAGGCTCAACTGCCACACCATTTCAAACTGCAACAGGAACTATTCAAGGTGAATTGGCTGCTTGCCAAAGGTATTATTATCGCACTTATTCAAACAGCACTTATGTCACTTTTGCTAGAGGTGCAGCAATAGCAAGCAACGCCGCCAGAGTTTTATTGTTCTTCCCCGTATCGATGAGAATTGCTCCAACAGCAATAGAAACTGCAAGTGTCGGAAACTATTTCACTTCTGATGGAACTACAAATACAACTTTGACTTCATTTTCAATGGGTGTCGCATCCACCGATGATGCAAGTTTTGATATTGGAACTTCAGGCGGTTTAACAAATTACAGACCAATGGCTCTAGTTGCCTATAACTCAGGCAATTGGTATCTCGGATTTAGTGCGGAGTTATGATATGAAAATTACTGAATACACATCGATTGATTATGAAGGCAACGAAGTTCTAAATGTGTGTCTTGATGATGAACAAGGCAATTTACAATGGATGCCTAAATCTGTTTACAATGAGATGATTGCAAAGCAAGATGAAGCCTCTACTCTGTAAAGCAGGGCAACAACTTCGTGAGCAGATTGATGATTCCTTTCCTGACCGCGATAGAAAGTCCGATGGTTGGATAGGCGATGCCAAGCACTCCAATCGTAAGAGTGACCACAATCCCGATCCGTCTAACGGAATCGTCAGGGCTATTGATGTGGATAAGGACTTCGACTCACGCCCCAGCACAGGTGCTTATCTTGCCGACCAAATACGCTTATGCGCCAAGAAGGACAAACGAATCTCATATGTCATCTTTGCAGGTCGAATTGCCTCATCTAAGTCATTTTGGCGTTGGCGTTCTTACAATGGGATTAATCGCCACGATCATCACATTCATATCAGCTTTACCAAAAAGGGTGACAAAGATTCTTCGTTCTTCCAAATCCCAATGCTAGGAGCAAACACATGAACATGAAAAACCCTCTCGTCCTTACAGCTGGTGCATTCCTCTCAGCTTGGGCTGCAAGCAACTTTGATGTTGATTATCGCGCAATCCTTTGGGCGATTCTAGCTGGCGTCTTTGGTTATGCCACTCCGAAAAAGTAATGACAGCGCAAGACTGGGCGGCTGTTGTAGCTGTTGCGCTGACCGTTATTGGTTCATTTATTGGTGCTGTGAAATGGTTAGTCAAGCACTACCTGAACGAATTAAAGCCAAACTCAGGAAGCTCGATGCGTGACCAAATAACTGCATTAGAAGCGCGTGTTGAAACGATTATTCGTATCCTAGAGAGGTAACAATTATCTCATGGCAAGAAAAGCAACTCAGAAGCTAACGGATGAAGGCTATTCCAAGTTAGACGCGTGGGCTATTGGTGTGCATGAAATGTATCGTGCATTGCGCCGCGCAGGTTTCCCAGTTGATTTGGCGCTTGCCATAATTGTTGAGAAGAACGCATATCCTGAATGGATATTGCCTAACCCAATTAACCCAAATATCCCAGAGCCAGACTGGTATGACGATGAGGATGAATGAAAAGAACTGTTGTAGTTCCAGACTTACAAGTTCCCTATCACGATCCAGTAGCAGTAAAAAATGTTGCAGCGTATATTAAAGCTGTACGCCCCGATTCTGTCGTCACTCTCGGTGATGAAATCGACTTACCACAAATTTCCCGATGGACAGAAAACACTCCAGGATGGTACGAGCAGACACTAGCAACCGACAGAGATGAAGCAGTCGAGGTTCTCTGGTCATTAGTTGAACACGCTAAAGATGCTCACATGATCCGTAGCAATCATACAGACCGTCTTTACAATGTCATCATGAAGAAGATTCCAGCGTTTCTTGCATTGCCTGAGTTACGCTTTGAGAAGTTCTTAAAGCTCGATGAACTAGGCATCACTTATCATAAGAAGCCCTACGCCATCGCTAGAGGCATCGTGGCAGTTCATGGTGACGAAGGAAGCGTAAAGCCTACACCTGGTCTTACAGCCCTTGAAGCGGCTCGTAGACACGGTATTAGCGTTATCTGTGGACACACACACAGAGCAGGTCAATCAGCCTTTACAGAGGCTTCAGGGGGCAAAATAGGGCGTATCCTGAGAGGTTGGGAAGGTGGACACCTTATGGATGTCCGACAGGCTCATTACACTAAAGGCACAATGAACTGGCAACAGGCGTTCATAGTCATCGAGGAAGTCGGGACAAATGTGCAGGTCAGCATCATTAACCTAGAAAAGGACGGTACCTTCGTTGTGTCAGGTAAGAGATACGGGCGCGCTCGGTAACGATGTCCTACGGGATATTGATGACCAAATGGATGACTCAGAATTGTTACCGTTTCGTTATCAAAATCTACTGAATAAATCCCACTAGCTGTGTAACACTTTCCCTGTTCCTGAAATACAGGACAAGAAAGGGCTAAATGATAATTAACTCAATGACGATTCTGATAGTGGCAGGTGTTGGATTGCTGTCTTACTTCTCATTCCGTTGGGGTCAGGAAACTGGCTACGATCAAGGGCTGGTAGATGGTCGCAAAGCCGTCCGAAAGTATTACGAGCAGGTTGGTCGATGAAAGCAACTGAGGCGCTTATTAATGCAATCGACATCATGCAAGATCGTGGCAAGGTCTACGGTCATCCGAAAATCAATCAAGGTCGCATCGCTGCAAGGCTATCCTGTCTACTTGATTACCCAATCACAGACGCTCAGGCTGCTCTTGCAATGGTCGAAGTCAAGCTCGCAAGAATCACAGAAACACCAGGACACACAGATTCTTACATCGATGCAATCGCTTACCTAGCAATTGCAATCCAACTACAAACAGAGGCAGATGAACTTTATGTTTAACCTAGAAGATTATGAAACAGTTGAAGTACGCCTAGAGAAGTTCATCAAGGACTTCCCGGACTTCAGAGTAGAAACAGAGTTAGTGAGTTTCCAAAATGACAGATACATTGTTAAAGCATGGATTTATCGTACTTTCGCTGATAGCACGCCGTTCTCCAGCGGGCTCGCTGAGGAAACGATTAGCAGTCGAGGCGTTAATGCAACTAGCGCATTGGAAAACTGCGAAACTAGCGCGATCGGCAGAGCGCTTGCGAACGCTGGTTATGCAAGCAAGGGTAAGCGACCAAGTAAAGAGGAAATGGTTAAGGTCGCAAGAACAAAGTTCGCAGACAAACCGAAAGAATATATCCCTGTCGTGAATGAATCTGATCCGTGGACTATTAAAACTGTGGCAGCACCTAGCACTTCAGCTGAAGCAGTTGAATTGGTCAAAGACATCATAGGCGGCACAACAGACAAAGATGTTCCACGATGTGAGCATGGTGAGATGGTGTGGGCTACTGGTACTTCTAAGGCTGGTAAGCCGTGGGGTCACTTCAAGTGCGTAGGCGCAGCTAGTGGGGCAATGCTTCGATGTGGAAAAGGCGATGACATTATCTGGTATGAGATAGCACCGAATGGATCATGGCGACCACAGAAGGTGAGGGCATGATGAACTTTGTCAAAGATATTAAGAAACTATTTGTGTATAACGAAAATACGCGATTATTACTATCAATTCAAGACAAACGAATTACGGATTTAGTTAATCGAATACGCTTGTTGGAAGAAAGTAGGGTAAATAATGGGTGAAATGGTAATCTTTGAGGATGGCACAGCAACCGTCATGGGCGGACAGCTCGAAGAACCGCAGGATATTGTTATCTATTGCGATCTTTGCAATGAGCCTGTGGCTATTACTCCAGAGGCTAATGACAAGGTATTTATTACTTGCTTAAAGTGTCACGCTGTTAGCCATATTAAAGTACAAACCAACAAAGAGCCTGATGAGCCAACAGAGCCGTAAGCATCGAGGGTACGCGACTGAAAGGCTTGTGGCATCATATTTGCAGCAATGGTGGCCACACGCTAGCGTAGGTCGAGGTCAAGGGAAGGATGTTCAAGGTGTCCCGTTCGACATCGAGATCAAGGCTAGAAATTCCCTAGACATAAGTGGAACGCTCCGCCAGATAAAAGCACGCACTTCCAAATCGGGGGAATTGGGATTTGCATGCTTCCGATTAAACGGAATGGGACAGCAGTCAGTCGAGCAATTCGTCTGCATGTTGCCGTTAAAGGATCTGGTGGAGCTTCTACGAAAGGCAGATTATGACGAGCTTCCACCGGACATTGATTGGGAAGCAGCAATCGAGCGATGTAATAAATGTGGAAGTCAGAAAATCAAACATTGGAGATGTAAGACCTGTGAGAAAGAAGCGACTAATGCCGATGTATGAATACCGTTGCCCTATTTGTAATACTCAGATGGAGCTTGAATTGTCTATGGATCATGACTTAGTTCGATGCACAGATTGTGGCGCACAGGCTAATCGCATCTATTCAGTACCTGGCTTAGTGTTTAAGGGAAAGGGGTTCTATACAAATGACAAAAATCAACGATGAAGATTGCCCATGCTTTTACTTTGCGACATGTCCAGATGAAGGAGCGCATTTAGAGAATTAAGAAACGCCGTCCTGACCAGCACTTATAGAAATGGATTTGACATGACCAGTACACTCAGAGAGCTAGAGCACATCAGGTGCTCAGAGCGAACCGCTTCGCGGATAGTTCGCTCGGTAGCAATCGTGTTAGGGGCATCTCTATGCTTCTCCTTCGTATCAACTGCAAGTGCGACAAACGACTCAACAAAACGCATTACATCTAAGCAATATGCTAAAGGACAATTAACAGTTAAGAATTACAAATGTATAGCTGTTCTGTATGGCAAAGAATCAGCATGGAAGTGGAAAGCAGTAGGCAACATAGGTGGTACACACCAGGTGTATGGGATACCACAAGGTAAGAGTGAGTTCCTAAGAACAGCTAATCCATTACAACAGATTGATTGGGGCTTACGCTATATAGGACATAGGTATGGCTATGTGCGTACAATAGAGGGTATGCAACCTAATACATGCAAAGCATTAGATCATTGGAAGCGTAAAGGATGGCACTAGATAAACTTAATAGCCGTAAATATCGTGCGCACAAAGAGCGTGTGTTCGCTCGTGATGGTAGGCAATGCAGATACTGTGGCAATGATGAGAACTTGCAAGTAGATCACATCATTAGCCGTAAGAACGGTGGCACTCATGACATGGATAACTTACAAGTGTTGTGCAGGGATTGTAATTTGCGTAAGTCATCGAAGGATGAGGGTGTTTTTTTAGCACAAGCGGCTAC